TACCGTTAACACGTGTCAACACTTATCAATCATTATTAGCACAATATCTTTATTGTTGTCCGAGATGTGTCTGCTAACTATTATCCCCGACCAACCAAATATCCGACCTCCTAGGAAGCTCTACAAGCGATTATCTCATACTAGGTAATACATTTACTCAAGAAACAAAAAAAGCCCGCTATGGGCTTCTATGTCGTTCGTTGCATTATTCTAGTTCTTTTAGTGCATCTTCGTGTTTAACTGTGACTGTTTGCTCGATAGTTTGCTTATCGCCATAAACTTTCGGAATTAACTTACACGCAATCCATTTCCTAGTATCAGCTATCAATCTCTGTGATTGCGAATAACCACTATCTACTCGTTTATTTCCTTTATCATCTTCATAATACAACTTTTCAGACGCAATTTTATCCAATTCATCAACCATTCTTTGTGCTTGTACTTGCTTAGCTCTTGCGTATTTGCCCGAAAATGCTTCATCTTTCCACAACCAATCATAAATTGTATTAACTGGCGGTAAATCATACTTTTCGACTAATTTTTCCAAACTATCTGTATGTGTAGCAACAATTGAGCATATTTTATCAGCTAATTCTTGTTGAAACTCCGATAGTTCTTTTTTTAGCATGACTAATCCTTTTTCTTAAATCTTGATTTCTTAGTAGATTCGGATTGCGAAGCATTGAAGACAGCGTCTGAGCTTAACAACGCTACTTCTTCTTTATTTTCGTTCACTTCAACAGCTTGCTTAACTTCAGCTTGTTTATCGCTTTCAAACTGCTCTTGCTCTTCAACTTCCAAGTATCCTGTTCCCTGGCACTCAAAACAGCGTTTCATTAAGCACCCTAGCGCTCTAACTTTCTTTTGTCCTCTGCAAGCATCACATCTTACATACGCCATCTTATCCCCAAAATCTGTTTATAAGTTTGTGTATAACGTTAACATCATTAGTTAAATCATACACATCTTGACTTGATAACTCTTTATACGATTAGTTCATGATAACACGCAACAATAATATTTACAAAATATCTAAATATTTGATTGTCACGTGTTGACATAGTAAACTAGTTTTACTATAATGCATACATAACGACAACATTATAAAACAATTAAGGAGATATCATGAACGCAATACTTGTTAAAACATTAGCAGCAACAGACACAAAAGGGCTACGTTACAAAGCTTCAACGCCTAACGGCCAATCACTTACTATTAGCTTCAATAGCGAATTAGATTACAAAGATAACATGGCCTTAGCTGCTCAATTGTTAGCAACAGAATTAAACTGGTCTCATGAATTCTATGGCGCAACTCTTAACCCTGATGCCATGGTGTTCGTTCCAGCAAACGACTATCACAATTTTAAAGTGTAATCTTGCGGGCTACGGCCTACCATTATAAAACAATATAAAGGGGCATAGCCCCACATGGGAGAAGAGAGATGGTGACTAAACATGATGAGAAATTAGGAACTTATATTGAGATTCGTTGGTGCGTGGCTGATGTCCATACATTGGGTTTTGATTTAACTGATGAACAAGCTATTCAAGTATTGCAAATTGCTAAAAAAAACCATGATGCAAGCATTGGCATAAACTGGGAGTTTCTTGAAGACATAGCATGCAATGTCAAAAGAAATGTTTATTAGTGGAACAATCCAAATAATGTTAAGTTTATCTAACACTTGACAATCAATAACAATCATATACAATATATACAAACAATTGCTCAGCATCAAAAGATTGCTTGAGCGTAGGGGCTTAACATGAATATGACAGACATACACGATATGTTTCACGAATACTTAGACGCTACTAATTTACAAATTTTCATCGAGGACATGGAGTTTATCCCATCGGAAGTTTTACTTAAATTCCCGAAAGCTTACGATAAACTTTTCGATGCTTGGTTTGACAGGCAAGAAATAACATGGGTAAACACAATTGACGATGACGGTTACTTTAAACTCATGCCATCGCCCGATGATTACGATATTTAATAACAACAAAGGAATAATATGGATACTAAACACTTAATAAATAACGCTTTAATCCAATTCGCCTACGCTATTGGCTGCGTTGATACAATAAAAACGGAGATAGAACAAAACAATAAGATATCAACTCAAACAATCGACAATCTACGAGACCATCTCGATACTTACATCGATGACTTAATTTTAATGAAAAGACATTGCGGGAATGAATAATATGCAACTTTTTACAGTTAAACAATTTGCTGAACGCTGGCCATACTTAACTTATGGCGGTTTGCGCTACAAGATTTTTAACCAATATGATAACGGTCTGTTTGCGTCAGGTGCAATCATCAAAGACGGTAAAAAAGTCCTAATTGACGAAGATAAATTCTTCGCCTGGTTAAAACTACGCAGTAAAAACGATTAATTACAACAAAACAAGGGGAAAACAATGAACTATTTGATTATCAACAAAAAAAACGTGCTTGAGTTTGTGTATAGCATAGATTTAGACGCATTTATTAAAACAGTGCTTGCTGATAGTGATGTACATCTACAATCAGTATCAAAGTGCGGTGATAGTATTTACGTCAATGGGCATGACTATTTAGCACAAAAACATAATTTACAAAAACCTGGGTTAATTACGGACAAACAGGAAAACCCATTTTAAGCGCAGCATCGAAAGCATCGCTTGAGTATAAAGCAGTTACAGAGTTTTTATTACCAACCCTAGGGCTTTGTACTACCTTGGGGTTTTATTGCAACCTACACCCTTTAAAATCGTTTTTAGAGGGTATAAACAGGGATATACACATGACAGAACAATACTACCGCTCACCAATTGACAAACTAGTCACCGAATCGGGACTAAAAGCAACTTTAATTGCTGCAAAAATGGGCATAAAATACCACAGAATGGTCGCATTGCGTAGACTGAAAGAAGTTGAGCAAGCAGAAATAAAGCTTTGTGAACAAGCTATAGCAGATATTAAAGCCGGTAAACTGCCGCGCAAAAGTTCAAGCAAACCCAAAATTGCTAAAGTTGAGAGTGTACCCACCATCAAACCAAAAACTGAAATTGTCATTGCGAATAGAGGCGAACTCATGGCCTTTATACTTGGTGAAGCAATGGCGCTTATAAATCGAGTTGTTTTAGCGCAAGAGCATGACGCTACTGTTGAGCGTCTCAACATGCTCTGCAATAAGCTAATGTTCATCAGTAGTCGTTAGGTGATTTTTTGTTCATCTGCTTAAGTGAATAATAACCAAAAACATTCCCGAAAAGCCCAGCGTTGAAATTAGTGACTAATGTAAATTCTGGGCAAAACCTGCTTTTACGACAAGCCAAAACAAACAGATTTTTATAGTCTCTTTGCCAATCATCGCTGTTAACGTGTAATTCAGGTCGGTCAATCCCGAAGAAGTACCCACTTGATGTTCCTGCGCCTGTACTCTGCACCTCATCCGTGAGCTGTGGACATCTATCATTTGGCGGTCTATCGGCCGGGGTTCGATTAGAATGCATTAGATTAATAATCACGCATTTCAATTCAATAGCCAGGTTAGCCAGCTCAGACGCAATAAACTTATACTTAAGGTCATCACGGTCAAACTTGCGTCTAGTGTCAATCTTAGTCATGTAATCGATAACAATTACACTAACAGGATTTTGTGCTGCCTCAATTCTTGCGTAGTTGCAAATGTATTCTAAATCTGTAGATTTGGGCGATGTAAACGCATCACAGATTTTGTAGTCCATTGCCATAAGTTTAGCAAAGGCATCGTGCTTTTGTTCGTCACTTAAGCACTCATAGATGCGATTACCTTTTAGCGCTGTATGGCGCTGTATAATTTGTTCGATTGGCATTTCAAGACTAAAAAACAATCCCCTGGTGCCTGGGTTAGCTGTAAGAATTGCATCAAAAAGATAAATACTGAAAAACGTTTTACCCATTCGTGGCTGAGCAATAAAAGACGCGAGACTGCCTGGCATGAAACCACCCCCGATAAAGTTATCAAGGTTGGTGCCTGTTTTAATTTTAGTATTTTGTTTAGGGTTGTTTATCAGCTCTGACACTGCATCTTGCACGCTAAGTAAGCCTGATTTTTGATTAACCTCAAAGTTAACGATATCAGCAAGACCGCTTGATAATTCTTGTAACGCCTCTAATTCGTCATTGTTTTTACTCACGCGCTGTAAAAGGCCATTAGTATCATTAACTTTTTTTGTAAGCGTGTAAGTGTTTATAAGCTTGTCTATGTCAGTGTCATAGAGCAAATAAACATTTTGCATTGAATCCTGAATAAAGCTATGCAGAAGCACGTGCATGCCGGTATCTAAGCGATAATGCACAAGAAGCTCAATCACATCATAAGGTTGTTTGGTGCTATGGCAATTATAAACATAGATGTATAGCTCACGATGAATTGGCTTGTAAAAATACTCTGGCTTTACTCGCAGAAAGCAAAGCTCTTTCATTTTGTCATCAACATTGCTTGATGTTAAACAGATTAAAATCTTACGCTCTAACTCATGATTATTCTGCACAATAATCTCCATTGTAAAAGCTTTTAATATTGTCTATACGAATTAAATTAATAAGACTGTTTCTTTTTTTGTAGCCTGATTTAGTTGTATAAGCTTTTGTCATCCAGGGCGCAAGGTCTCTAATGCCTTCAAAGTATTTCGCCAATGCCTCAGAAGTGAGTGGCACGCCTTTAATGTCTGGCCATTCTTTTTTTAATCGCTTTATTGCTGCGCTCAATTTGTTGGTGACATGTTTAACCTTTGGCATGTCAAACATTATCTCATGATAAACATCTAAAACTTCAGTGACAACTTCGGGCGTTTCGGATGAAACGCTAGTAGTATTTGTTTTATTATCTGGTTTTATATCTGGTATAGTTGTGCCCTTTTCTACATATCGATGTGCCCTTTCGAACATATCGATGTGCCCTGTGGGGCATATGGCCTTGAAGGCTTCTCCCAGTAGGTTTAAGTATTTAGGATTTACAAGCTGATTAAAATATAAATATGCTTTTGGGGTCAAAGCGTACCAAACAGTTCTGTCATATTTTGTTTGGTTGTAATTGCCTTTAATCATAAGCCCATCTTTAATGGCTTTATCGATAATGTTTCTTACTATTTTTTTTGTGAAATAAGGGAAAAGTTCTGTGAATGCGTCTAAGGTGTTGTATGTCCAGCAGTAACCGTCATGTATGTTGCGCGTGTTAGCTAGATTAGTATGCGTCCAATACGCCATGTTTTGTAAAAAGATTGCAGTATTAACGCCAAATTCTTTTGCAATTGCTGGACAAAATTGATGCAGCATAATATAATTCCTTTTGTGAAAAGTTGTATGAAACAATCCCGATTGCAGTCGGGAAAGCATGGATGCTTTTTTATTACAACATAGTATATCCTTTTTGTTTGCTAAAATATTGATATTACTAAAAATTTAGTTATACTAACTTTGCATCTAAAATCTCTAAATACAACAAGCTTAAGAAAATCCTTTGTCAGTTTAGCGTGCCTGAATCTCCCTCAAGCACGCTTTTAATCTATCTGGTTATTATCAGTTTATAACATGGCATGCATTCGAAGCCTGTTTCATCATCAAGGCATTTAATAAACCCCTTTGCCGATAATTTGTTTAAACACTCCTCGACAACATCATTATCAATGCCTGCAAACTTAGAAAGTTTTATCAATGACACGCGTACTATCTGCTCGTCATCGCACATGTCAGACAAGCCGATTAACACTAGCTTTTCTAAACTTGTTATGGTGTCGGGGTGCTGTCTCATCGACCACGCTAAAGCTTTTATCATAGTTATTACTCCTTGTTGTTGTTATTATTATTCCTTTCACGATTGCGCTTAATGCTGTGCATGTTTTCCGCGTCAGCTTTAAGTACGCCGTCACTAAGTCTTTCGAGGTTTAATTGATGCACCCATGGCACATGCTTTTTTTTGCGCCAATATTGTATCGCTTGTGGTGTAATGTTTAGCTCTTTGGCTAGCTCGTAGTAACTTTTATAGTACCGCATTACTTCATCTAATGTCATTTTCTACTCCTTTTTTATCATCTATCATAGACAAACCAGTTTACTTTTACAAGCTTTATGTTAAACTAATTTTACTAAAACAAGGAGACGAAAATGATAACCGAAAAACAGAAATCGGCTAGACGGAAAGGCATTGGTGGTAGCGACGTTCCCATTATCATGGGCTATTCATCATTTAAAACACCTGTGCAACTTTGGCTAGAAAAACGTGGCGAACTTATATTTGATGAGTCACAAAGCCCGCAAGCCTATTGGGGTTCAATGCTTGAGAATATAGTGCGTGAAGAATTTGTTAAACGCAATAACTTAACTGTTGAACAACCTGACACAATTTATCACCCCAAATACGAATACATGCTTGGCAACTTAGATGGTTTTATTCCAGATGAAAATGCCGTTCTTGAGATTAAGACAGCTAATGCATTCACTGCTCATGAATGGGGTCAGAAAGACCAAGAGATACCGAAACGCTATGTATTGCAGATAGCGTATTACTGTATGCTAAAAAACGCTCCTAAGGCTTACTGTGCGGTTTTAATCGGTGGTCAGGATTACCGTGAGTATGTCTATGAGCGCAACGAATGGCTAGAAGACGAAATCCTTGAGGCATGTCATAAATTCTGGGGTATGGTGCAATCGGGCGAACAACCTGAGGCAGCTAATGAAGACATGAAGTATTTATACAAAGCTGCATTGGATAAGTCTATTGTTTACAATCGAGATAGCCTTGATGCAATTACAAAGCTCACTGAAATTAAACAAAACGAAAACTTACTTAAGTTTCAGCGTCTTGAGCAAGAGTTAATTATTAAAAATTACATGCAAGACAGCGAATACATGGTGGACAACGACGGCAAAGTACTAGTTAGTTGGAAAGCAAATAATCGTGGCAACAGAACATTTTTGATTAAGGATTAGATGATGAGCACAAAACCTGTTTTAGATTGGGATAACGAACAAGTTCTAAATGATATTAGAGCTGTATGCCCTGCGCAATTAACTAAAGCCGAGTTTACAACCTTTATTAATACTTGTCGTTCGATGAATCTAAACCCATTTACAAAAGAAATTTATTGTTTGAAGAATGGCACGGCAGCTATGCAAATTATTGTTGCTCGTGACGGTTATCGTAAAGTTGCGCAACGTGAAGCTGAGTATGATTATCATCAAACAGATGCCGTTTACTCTAATGACAAGTTCCGTGTCTATCATGGCGAAGTTGAGCATGAGTATGATTTAACTGACAGAGGTTGCATTATAGGTGCTTATTGTACAGTTAAACGAAGGTCATCAAGTAAATCAATGTATGCCTATGTTGAGCTTAAGGAATATGACTTAAAACGTAGTTTGTGGACAACCAAGCCGGCGACTATGATTAAAAAAGTTGCTGAAGCACATGCGTTACGCATGGCGTTTCAAGATGTTTTTATCGGCACCTATGACAAAGATGAGTTACCAGAAGATATGACTGAAGAGTCTGCTGTAAAACCATCTAAAGCACCAGATGCAATGATTACAGAAGAACAGGTTGAGCGTATTGATAGTTTAATGCAGCTTGCGGACATGAGCTTTGAGCGGATATTATTAGGCATTGAAAAAATCTATAAGAAAAAAGAATTGCACGAGCTTACAGAAGCAGACGCAAAAGACTTTATTCGGCGCTTGGAACTAAGGGTTAAAAATGATATCAATAAAGCAGAAGATACTAGCGTGGAGGATAAAGCAGCTTACGAAGAAGATAAACAAAACAAAGTGTCCGAGGCAGTACGCGATATTGGAAATCAAGCGACTGACAATACAAATCAATTTACTGAGATATAATAAAAATGAATCGAGTAAGCTTAATCGGGGTTATAGGTTTCAAGGAGTCAAAAGTTTTATCAAACGGCACAAAGCTAACTAAGCTATCAATTGCGCATCGTGAGACATACAAAGACAAGGAAGGCGTAAAACAGGAAAAGACAACCTGGATTAACGTTAAGGCGTTTCAAAAGATTGCTGAAATTATGGAGCAATATGGCGACGTTGGGAGTTTGGTACTTGTGGAAGGGAAGCTGCAAGTAAATAAGTTTACCGACAAAGATGGAAAAGAGAATAGTTTGATGGAAATTCTTGTCAATGAATTCAAAGTATTAAAAAAATCTGACAAATCTAGTAGCCCAAAAGCAGAGAATCGTGGTAATTTAAAAGAGCCGGGGTTTCTCGATGATGATATTCCCTGGTAATCGTCCAAGCACGCCGCTGTGTTCTCCATCACGGCGGTTTATTTCATATACTCAACTATACAATCTATAGCTTCATCAGCTCCCCAGCATACACGCGCTTGATACCCTTGCTCTAGTAATCTTTGTATAAATTCCGATTGTGCTGGTGTGGGTTTATTCTTTCCCCACTTGAGCTCGATAAACAGGCCGTGGTAGCCATTTGAGCTGTAGGGTACAAAGATGTCAGGCACACCTGCTCGCAACCCCATACGCACCAGCAAGCGCCCTAAAATCGGACTACGTTTAGCTTCGTTGGGAATGCTAAATGCTAGGTCTTTTAGTATTGGATGCAGTTTCAAATATTGAAAAAGTTTAATTTGCTCGTCACGCTCTGCCATAGACTTCCCTGTTATGATATTATAATTGGGTTGTGAAAAAGTCATCATTGTATGGAACACAACTTGGGCAGGTTCACTCCTTGTTTCCTGCCCTCTAACCTTCTAAATTAACTTATAGCTCTTGCATGCCATCCTTTTAAAAACTTCATTAATTCTGGGTTTCCTAAAGTCAATTTACGATAAAATATGATGCACTCGAAACGTAATAGGGTTAGTAGTACGCTACTTGTTGCTTTGTTAATTGCGCTTAGGGTGCCTTGGCCTATAACACCATCTACAGCAAGCTCATAGCCTAAATGATTTAAAGCCTGTTGGAGTAACTTAGCTGCTTGTTTACCACCCATGTTAACGGTCATGTCAAAAAACTTGGCAGCCACTTCGTCATCTTCAATGTAAATACACTTATTGGCTAGCCAGAACTGCTCGTAATATATTTTCTTGGCTTGGTTTTCGGAAAGGTTTTTAATATCATTCGCATCAACATCGCCGTCATTATCAACATCAACCCAATTATTAGTTTTATAAATGCTTTTAAGAAAGCGCAAGCTAATACCATAATTAGTTGCGCCACCTGCATCGCCTTTAACCTCATTGTAACCGCCCTCGTGTTTTAGTGTTTTTTTTATTGCGTATTCAAAGTTAGCCATGATGTTTGTTTTCCTTTTTGTACTTATGCTCCATTTCTTCTTGAATAACGGTGTCTGAGCATGTGTTATTATTAAAATACGAGCTTCCGAATAACCTTACGGCCAAATACATTTTTAAGCTTGTGAATAAAGAGTTTTGCTCATAGCGTAATAATGAAAAAAAAATGTCATCAATATCTTTGCGTGATAAGTTATTGCTGCAAAGGTACATGTAATCGTGCCAAATTGCAGGATATACAAAACTTGACTTGTAAGGAGCCTCGATGAACCAAAGCGCTTGGGGTATGCTAGCAAAGTCAGTACGAAAGTATGCTGGTATCTCCATACGTTTTTTGTCAACTGTGTATATGGCTTCCTCGGTTATCATGTAGTCGTAGTTATCATAAGGAAACAATGGGCTTTTCTCCAAAATTTCCACGTCATGTGTTTTGATGTCGCGTAAAGTTATGGATAGTCCAAAGTAAATTACAGCAACAAAACCGAATGTTACCAGCAAAGCATTTCTTACTTTATAATTAAATATTTTTTGTTTCATATTTTCGCCTATAGCCATTTCCAAAAAATGGTTTTATCTTTGATTTGCTATTTAGGTTATCCAAACTTTGTAACATTAACAACAACGACCAATAATAAGCATGGATTGCTAGTATTATAAAACACCAAAAGATATTTTTTTTGGACATAAGTTTGTTATTGTTGTGCTTAATCATAGCTTTATACATCCTTGCATTAAACTACGGTTAAAAAAAAGCCCCAATTAAGGGGCCTTATATTATGGTGTAAGCGTCAGCGCCTGCCACGCAAACACAGAAGCTCCTGGGTCTCCAGAGCAAAGCACGGTAATTGTGTTAGCGCTAGGTGTTACTTTTTGAATCGATACAGCATTAGCGCTCGATTGAATAGCAACGAAAGCTAAATCTGTAGCAGCCGCACCAGTTGCTGTAATAGTTACAGTTGCAGAGCCGCCAGCTTCTGTATGTTTGTTAGCAAACTTAACAACTGCCGCAGGTTGCAAAGCAGTAGCGAGTTTTGCTTTGGTTACAGCAGCATTAATGATTTTAGTTGTAGTCACAGCATCAGCTGCAATTGTTAATGCGCCCGATGATGCTATTGTCGCATCTCCAGACATTGAAACTGCTGTGGCTACTCCCGCTGCGTTTCCCACCAAAATATTAGCATTAGCTAAAGGCAAAGTGGTGCTAGAAGCAACAAGACTCCAATTTCCAGAGCTGTAACTGATTTCAAGCCATGCGACTTGTACGCTGATAGCGCTTGGGGAGGATTTGATGGTGACTAAAGCCATATCAGATTCTTTTAAGCTTGCGCCATCTTGCTGTGCTTTGTTCAAATAACCTGCTGTAGTTACAGTAGCCAAAGTATCATTTGTGTCAATGTAAACGATACGTGGTGTAACGCCTACAAGTCCAGTTACGTTTGCTACAATGTTTAAAATTGCCATGATTTGTCCTTTAGAGTATGTTTTTTTTAGGTGCCACGCTGTCGACAAGTGACAAAAATTTATTCCATCCCCATCCTTGCGACAATGCCAATCTTTGCAATGTTAGTATAGTTTGCATATGATTACTTAGCAACGGATGGCCGACATCATTAGTTAACCACTGATGCATCTTTGTTTTAGTAGTATCCGGGGTTCTAGTTTTTAGTTCTTCCAGTACTTCCGCACCCAGTCTTGAGTAGATAATATCGTTAGTATAATGCCCAACGCATGAATATTTATTTTTTGACGTTGAGAATTCTGGCCAGCTTTTAAGTTTATAAATATTTTCGTAGTATTCATCTGGAAATCTTTTGCACCACGCAGTTAGCTCTTTAGTCAGTATCTTATTAAAATAAGCCTCAAGCGCATCACGAGGACGAATTTGTTGATAACCAGTTGCCTCATCGATTAAACCGATAATGCCCACGGTGGCAAGTGACTGTATAATAAGTGAGCTGATCTCCGCCATTCTGAGCTGTGTGCTTGTTAATTTACCATCTTTTTCAGCTTTTATGTATAATTCACAAACAGAAGGAATAACTTCTGCTCTATATCCATAATTTTTGTACCCATTTAACCCGATGTACTCTATTGATTTGATCATCTCAAGCGTAGACTGCGTTAGATAGGGCTTAAGTCGACCAGACTCTAAAAATGGTGGTATAGCATGACCTTCTTCATCTTTTTTCCTAGAGCCTCTAGATGGTCTTTCAAACGCATCGAAAATGGATTTATGAGTAATTATTCTTCTTCCATCGTCTAACACAACACATGGCAGCTCTTTACCCATAATTTTAATTACACCCTGATGTGTAGCTTTTGGCGTCCACCTAGCTTCCGCGCCTTTTTTTGCAAGCAAATTAATGTTAGGATTGGTCATAAATATCTCCTTTAATTATTCGGGTTTAATCAAAAGAGATATTATAGGCATCTTTCAGCGAGATGCCTAGCTATTTTTTCTTTCTTGCTGCTTTTAAGTTATCAACCAAGTTCGGGTAGGGACGACCTGCAGCTTTTGCAGATGCCTTAGCGATTGCTTTTTTCTTAGGTGATAATGGTTTAGGTTTGCCTAATTTTGTGGGCCTAGGCTTGTCCCAGATTTCTTTTTTCATCTGCAATCCCATTTCTTAAGAGCCAATGCTTTGCGTGTTGGGCGACCTTTTTCGTCTTTCATAGGTCCTTTAACGCCAGACATACGACTACAGAACGAAGACCGTCTAGCCGCCTTTTTAGGGCTTTTAGCAGCAGCCTTAGCACTGACTGGAGCTTGTAAGTTTCCGCCTGTTGCAGCGTTATATTTGCGCCTTCCAGCAGCAGACAACCCGCCTTCTGGATTTTTGTCCTTTTTAGTCATAACTACTGACGGTTTCTTTTTCATGATGGCCACACTATTTTTGGAAGACTTAAAACAAATTCATCTTCGTTGGGAATTTCTCCCCCCGCATCAATTGCCATGTATTCAATGTAAACATGCTCCAAAAGTTGGTCACGCCATGCCACGAAGGCATCGGCTTCGGCTTTCCATTGGATATTGCTGCTTACAGCATAACTAATAATGCTATTAACGCTAGAATAGCCTCGACTTTGAGCTGCGGCCAATAGTAAGTCATTAACTTTTCTATCGATATCGAATTTAAAAGTTTCTACGTCGTATTGATGTTGGTATTGTGGGATTTCAGCTTCAAGTTCTGCCTCAGTTGGCTGTGCAATGTCAGGAACCGCCCAATATTTAATGACAATAGGACAATCTTGAGTGTCTTGGCCAAATTGAATATTGTTTAATTCAACTTGACTGGGGTATTTAATTTTACAAACATCTACGATATTCATTATCTAACTCTCCTTGCATAAATTGCGCCAAAGGCACTTAATCCAGCAGTATCAAAACTTGCATTAACAGTTAAGTAAATAGTTGTGCTGCTTGCTACAGTATATCTGATTGTTGGGACTACAGACCCCAAAGACAGAGGAATGCCTGTAAGTAAGTTTGTGTAATCGGTGGCACGATATAATGCATCATTCAAAGTTGCTGAAACAGTATTGAACCCAGCAGTTCTGTAACCCAATCTTGTAGATAGAGATGCAGGAGAATATTGAATTTGCCCAAAAACATCCCAATCCCCCGCTGTGATTGTGATTGATGTGACATTCGCTGTTACGGTAGATGTAAGCGTCACTGGCGAAGTGTTAAACACCTCACTAAATATTAACTCCCCAACATAACCAGCAGACGCATTGTTATTTGTCGTTGTCCCCACAATACCCTGAGTCGTAGGACTGAAAGTCAAGCTCCCAGCCGTCCAGTTACTATTAGCAACGCCTGTACCTCCTGATGCCACCGGCAAAGGAAGCGTTAAAGCATTTGTGAATCCTTGTGACATTACCTCACTCTCCTTGCAAACATTGAGCCATCAACCGAGCAAGTTCCAGACCCGAATTGTGCTCTACCAGATAAATAGATAGTCGTTGTTCCAGATAAACTAAATCTTAGTGTTGGGGGCGGGGCGTTTTCGCCAGTATTGGTACTTTGTCCACTCGTAAAAGACAAACAACTATAGGTATAATTATTTGCCGGAAGAGTTGCAGATGTGGAAGAAGACCAAGAAAGAAACTGAACCCCGACCGCTCCCGATGTGTAGTAAAAAGCAGAGCCATAAACGTCCCAATCGCCAGCAGTCAAACTAATTGATGTTATATTTGCAACCACGTTACTTGTTAAAGAAACACCTGTAGCTGCATTGCTTATGTATTCTCCAACATATCCAGTAGCAGCATTATTATTTGTGGTTGTTCCGACAATGCCCTGTGTAGTAGGGCTGAAAGTTAATGAACCAGCGGTCCAGTTACTATTAGATACACCTGTTCCGCCATTGCTTACAGGCAAAGGCAAAGTCAAAGTCGTAGGAATGCCTAGAGTTTGGTAGTATTCATAAATAATGATAATACCAGCCGAACCTGCGCCACCTGCTGCTCCATTTGTGCCAACAGTGCCTGATGCGCCACCAGCGCCAACAGCATAAGAATAAGTTGCGGATGGATTTGATATGACTTTTCGACAATAACCACCGCCAGAGCCCCCAACAGTTCCTGTTATTCCACCACCAACATTTGTTCCGCCTGCGCCGCCACCGCCTCCACCAAAACCTGTTGCATTTTTACCAGTGTCTCCGCCATTTGCACCACCTCTGCCACCCCCACCATAGATTGAGTTGCCCCCAGCTGGTGCATAACCATTTGTTGCTGTACCTAATGAGGCATTACCCGGAAAGTATGGGGATGCTGTACCACCTGCTGCATTAACATCACCGCCAGAGCCAATGCCTGGGGAGCTTGCACCCCACCCCCCTGCGTTTCCTGAGGCTGCACCACCGCCCCCACCAGTTGCAGAAAGACTTCCAAATGTAGTAGTTCCTCCTGTTACTCCAATACCTGCGCCAGTTGTACCACCACCGCCACCACCTCCACCGCCGCCGACTAATTCAACAACTAAATATTGTACGCCAGAAGGGACGGTATAAGTTCCTGAGCCACTAGTATAAGTTGTGACCGTAGGAGCTGAAACAGCATATGTATATGGATTTACAAAGCCTTGTGTCATAACAATTCCTTAAGTGTTTTCAACGCCAAAAATATTAAAACTGCATGTTGCAAGTGTATTGTAAACACGCACAACATCCCCAGCCCCTAAGGTAATACCAATTGTCGTAGCAAAACTATTATTGCCTGATATCGCAATGTCATAATACAAGTACTGCGCAGGAGTATCAGTAGCGCCATTTACTGCAACGCTGATTCTAAAACTTGTTTCGGTAGCAGATTGATTGGCTACGGTAATTGTTGAAACTGTTGCAGTTGTTAGAGCAGGAACAGTATAAGCTGCCGTGAGAGTTGTAGCACTTGGTTTCGATTGACCTAATATTTTGTAAGTTGTTGCCATATTAACCACCCATTAAAAGGAAAGTGAATGCTGCGCCAGTGCCTTCTGGGGCTGCTTGGAAAGTAGGAAGAGCACCTGCACCATTACTAGTTAAAATTTGCCCTGCTGTGCCAACACTAGCAATACTTTGTTGTGGACCTGTACTAGTAGTGCCACCACAAATTACCGCATAGGCTGTTGCTGTAGTTCTACCTGAACCTCCCGAACCAACAGGTAATGCATTTGCAAGGGTTGTGACACCAGCATTATTAATGCTTAATGCTGTGACAGGGAGCACCGCCCCGTTAGGTGTAACCATTAATTCTAGTTTACCTGGAGCTGAGCCATCAGCCAAAGTTCCAGTACTATCAGCACTAAAACGAATTTGACCAAAAACACCGTAGTAACTATTTAACCAGCCAGTCGCATACATGCTATACAATGGCATGTTTGCGGTGACAGTAGCGTGAGCAGAAGTATTAGAATTGCTTCTAGCTGCAATCTGCAATGGTTCCTGTGTGGTTGAATGCTTATGAATTGTAACCATTGCGGGGGCAACGTTACCGATATCGTTGACTCTGAATCTGGAATTAAATGCAATGCCATCAATTAGGATATTGCCCACTTCGAGACCTGGGTCTCCAACATCAACATGACCTGTTCCATTTGGCTCTAAATATAAATTACCGTTAGTTGTAACAGTGCTAATTGTGTCCGTGTTAATGTTAATATCATTAATTGTTACATTAGTCATAGTCGGAGCGGTATCACCAACAAACTTCCCTGTGCCAGTTTGGCCTGCTAGACTTGTATTTACTGCATTATTAGTTGCCATATCGATTCCTTATGCTACAGTGATTGCGCCCTGCGGCCCTGTAATGACAGTCCACTGGGTGTCAGCCGTGATACACAATAACTCTATACTATCAAACTGCTGTGTACTTTGTAGATATCCGGTCACTCCAATGGTAGTTGCACTTGACCCAAAGAAAATTTCTTGCCCAGCATTTTGCGCAATCTTCCATCCACCAGCACCTTTGCCCGCTATTGACAATGTTGTGCCTAATGCCGCAGTTGTAGGCAAAGTCAAGGTGACTAAAGCAGGATTATTTGTGATATATCCATTGTTTGCAGCCATTGTTTGACTTGTGCCAGTGACCTCAGTCCAAGTATATCCACCGCCGCCACCACTGATTGTGATTGTACCTGCGCCATTAGTCACAGTAATTCCTGCTGTGCCTGTAATTGTCCCAAGAACAGGAGTAGCACTAGTAGAGCCAATCAGAATTTGACCATTCGTCATGGAGCCTGTCCAGGATGGAACACCGCTCGCATCAGTTATTAAAGTTGCGCTATTAGCTGTTGCTAAATCACTTACTGTATTTGTTGCAGAACTATAAAGCAATCTATTGGCTGTCGTTGTGCTTGGGTAAGTAGCAGTTGTAAATGTATAAATTGAGCCGTTGCTTTGAGCTAATGTGCCGTTAGCTCCAACACTACTTGCGCCTGTGCCGCCTCTAGTTACGCCTAACTGCCCAGACCATCCCAAAGTTAATGATACAGCTTGTAACAATGATGTAGCTGGAGTTCCGCCCAAAGTCAAAGTAACGTTGGTGTCGTCAACTTTAGTCATAGCTGAAGGTGTTGGCAGCTGAGAAGTTGTAGCTAAAGTGCCACTTGTTGGGAAAGTTACTGTCGTAATCCCTGTCATAGTGAATGTTGAAGCAAAAGCTCCAGATGTTGTTAAGCTTCCACCTAAGGTAATTGTGCTTGTGCCATTGTTGACGCCTGTGCCGCCATAAGCAGAACCTATAATGCCGCCATTCCATGTACCTGAGCCAATTGTGCCAACACTTGTAATATTACCTTGAACTGCTGTAGGTAATGTAGAGCTGATACTTGGAACGCCGCCAGCACTAGTAATCAATACGCCGTTATTTGCAGTTGCTAACCCAGAAACCGCTGAGCCAGTTGTTGCATAATAAGCTAATTCATTTGCAGTGCCTGGATTGACCACTCCACCAGCCGAGCTTGATATTTGGATTGTACCAGCACCTGGAGTTACTGTAATTGAACCCGCGCCCGTAATGCTGCCTACAACAGGTGTTGCGCCAGTTGAGCCAATTACAAGTTGGCCATTAGTCATGCTTGATGTAAAAGTTGGTACGCCAGTGGAACTGGTAACAAGAGCGGCACTATTGGCTGTTGTAATCTCACTAATAACATTATTAGCAGAACTGTATAGAATTTGATTGATGGTAGTTGTAGCTGGGTAGGTGGCAGTAGTTGCTACCCAGTTAGTGCCATCAGCCCTTAAAATCGTACCAGTTGCGGTGGCAGTTGCAGGGTAAGTTGCAGTAGTCCAGGAATACTTAGTGCCGTCAGACTGTGCTAATTGCCCAGCAGAACCTAGTGTACTTGTATTAGTGCCGCCTCTGGAAATTGGCAATAATCCCGACCAGCCCATCGTAATGCTTGTTGCTTGCAGTAAAGCTGTTAACGGTGTACCGCCCAATGTAATTGTGACGTTACTATCACTAACAGAAGTTAAGGCAG